CGGGCAGCCGGACAGGATTCTGAACCGCCCGGTGTACACATCGCAGTTTATGCCGGTTCCTGCCACAAGCGCGAAAACAATCCTATTCGGGGATTTCGGATACTACTGGATCGCCGACAGGCAAGGCCGCACGTTCAGACGGCTGGATGAGTTATACGCGGAAACCGATCAGGTTGGTTTCAAAGCCACACAGCGCGTGGATGGCAAGCTTATTCTGCCGGAAGCAGTAAAAGCTTTACAGCAAGCGGGCGCAGGCATTTAAACGGGGTGATTAAATGGCGGCAGCCGTCGATTTGCTACCACTAGTCAAACAGAATCTCATTGTCACACACGATGAGGATGATGAACTAATTGTCCATTTTGTGGAGGCCGCCATTTCCTATGCCGAAAGCTACCAGCACATGCCGCTGGATTTCTACAGCGAAAACGACATGTCGAAAGCAACGGGACAGGCCGTAATCATGCTGTCAACGCACTTTTACGAGAGCAGGGACGGCAGCACTGGCGGTTTTTTTGGAGATTCCCCAGCGGCTGGGCAGCAGGTATGGGACGCGGTGAACCGGCTACTCCGAATGGATAAGGATGTGCTGGTGTGAGCATAGGGAAAATGACGCGGTATATTCAGATTTCCGATTCCGTCATCGATAAGGACGCTTATGGGTTTGAAACCGTCATAAAGGACAATATAGCCGCGACGGTTCGCGCATACGCAGAACAGCAACGCGGCACACATCAATGGGCAAACATGGCTGCTTTTTCGACGGCAACAATGCTGTTCAAATTTCGGTACATACCCGGACTGACCGTAACGCCCTCGATGATGATCATTTTTGAGGGGCAGCGGTACAGGCTAACAAGCGTTGAGGATGTGCGCGGGAAGCATAGGTTTATAGAGGCATACGCGGAAGTCTGGGAACCGAAAGCGGGTGGGTAATGGACAACATACTCAGCGATTTAAACGCCCTTTTGACCGGGCTGGGCTTCAAGGTTTCGACCGGGGTATACAAGGAAAGCCCTCCCGATGAGTATATAGTCATAACGCCGACAAACAATTTTTTTCTGGGGTACGCGGATAATAAACCGCGATTTGAAACACAGGGCGCGGAAATTTCCCTATATACCCGTGGGCAGTACATAGACCAGACGAATTTGATTGTGGGCGCACTACTAAAGGACGGCTATACAATTCCATTGCGGCTGTATGAAGGCATAGACAACAACGCCGGACTACACCATTACACAATTGGCGTTTATAGCCTATACGGGTTACAGGCTTATGGCGCGTAAACATACAAGCCGGATGACGATTAAGTCGACGGAACTGCAGGCGGTTTTGAAAGAACAATTTCAAAACTACCGCGCGGACGTAACCGACGTGATACAGACGGCGGTCACGGACACACTGCAGGACGGGCTGCGGCAGATCAGGCAAGCCGGTGATTACAGGGACAGGCGGATCAACGGATACAGGCAAAGTTTCCAGATAGACATGGAAACGACGCCCGTTTACGTGGGCGGAACGCTATATGCCGATGATAAAGGATACAGGCTCGCGCATTTACTCGAATACGGGCATTTAACGCGGAATGGAAGGAAAACAAGGGCATTTCCCCATTGGAGGCCCGTGGACAAGCGGATGACTACAGAGTTTGAAAGAAGCGTCACGGAAGGAATCGAAAAACTAGGAGGTTAAAATGAAGGTTCAATTTGGACTAAGCAACGTACATTATGCGATGTATACGCCGGGGGTTGGCAGCGCGCCCGGTACATGGGCAACGCCGAAAGCGGTGCCGGGGGCCGTTACGTTTGCGCCTTCGGCGCAAGGCGATTCATACACGTTTTACGCTGATAACATGAATTATTTTAGCTATACGACAGACAACGGCGACGCCGGTGATCTGACAATGGCGTATTTTCCCGATGAATTCCTGATGGATATACTTGGGTGGGTAAAGGACTCTGGCGGCGTTCTTCTCGAATTGGCCGGACAGCCGCAAAAACCGTTCGCGCTGATGTTCGAGGTTCAAGGGATAGACACAGATGGCGCATTAAGCCCCATACGGCAGGTTTATTACAACGTAACAGGCGCGAAACCAACGACCAGTTACAACACAACGGAAGCGGGGATCACAGTACAAACGTCCGCGATGCCGATCACATGCAAGCCGATGGACTTCACCGGAATAGGTAAGCTGGCAAAGGCCCGCGTCACAAAGGCAGACGGGGCTGCATTCGACACTTTCTTCACAACAGTATATAAACCGGCAACAGTAACACCATAAATGCGGGAACTGACAAGCCGTGGAGTCGTAATCGCGGCGCGCGGGAGCAATCTCGCGCGCCTTTATTTTACGCAGCGGTTCGGTGATGATTTTGACAAGGTATTAATTAGCGAATTGAGGCCGGAAAACGGGATCGTTCGCGTAATAAACACGCTGTACAAAATTCTATGGGCCATGAATAAGGCGGAAAACTACTACCTGAAGAAATCGACGCCGGACTATGACCAATGGCGCGAAAAGACTATAAACAGCGGTTTCGACATAGGCGAGTGCATGGATGACCTGATGGCGGAAATAACGGAGGGCTTCACGGTTAGCCGCACATACGGAAAGTCTAACGATTCGGACGGCGGAAGGAACCTGCCACAGAAAATCATGGCCGTCGCGCTCAAAATGGGCATGTCGATGGACGAAATAAACGAAATGACCACACAGACACTGATCGACATAATGCACGAGTATGTGGACAGCGGCAAAAAGGAAGAAAGACGCATGGCAACGCCGGAAGAAACGGCTGCCTATTTTGGAGGAGTAATCAATGCGGGAAATAAAAATAGACCTAAAAAACTATGAGGAAGTAAAAATCGGCGATAAAGTCTACCAGCTTGATATTTCAAACGAGGCCCTCGAAAGGTACGCAACAAAATTCAAGCTGCTCCAGATAAAGATAAGCGCGATGACGTCCTCGGACAATTTAAATTTCAATACCATAAAGGACGCGCTGAAGGAAGTAATAAACGGCATGTATTTAAATGAACCGTATGACGAAATAAGCGCGGCGTTCGGCGGCAACATGATCGCGCTGACACAGGTATTCATTCACACGGTCGATATTTTCAAGGACGTAATGAAAATACGGTAATTCTGGCGGTGAGGCGGCATGGCAAGCAAAAACATCCGGGGTATAAATATTCAACTCGGCGGGGATACCACTGGCCTGTCGGCGGCGCTGCAGGACGCGGAAAAGGCAACAACAAAACTCTCGGCTGAGTTAAAGGACATAGACAAGGGCCTGAAGCTAGATCCGACCAACGTGGATCTACTGGCCCAAAAATCGACGGTTCTGGCGAAAGAGATCGGTTCAGTCACGGAAAAGCTGAACATACTAAAAAACTCGCAAGAGCAGGTGAACGCCCAATTCGCGGCGGGACAGATATCCGATGAACAATATCGCGCCTTTGGGCGGGAAATCGTAAACACATCGTCATATTTGAACAAACTCGAAGGCGATCTCGCCGATACGGACGACCGGCTGAAAAACGGCGGCAAATCCTCCGCGCAAATGGCCGATGAACTGAAAAAAGCCGGAGAGAACGTGGACGGGTTTGGACAGAACATGACCGAAAGCGGCAAAAGCGCGGGTGAGCTTGGCGGGGAATTGGACAAGACCGGACAACACGCGTCCACGTTCGGCGAAACACTAAAAGCGGCTTTGACCGCCGACGCAATCAAGGCCGGTTTGAGCGGGCTGGCGGACGCCGTGAAGGGCATCGCCTCGGCAGCGATAGACGGGTTGAAAGCGCTGGGTGATTTGGGCGTTAAAGCGGCGGAAGCGCTGGTTTCAGCTACAATGAGCGGCGCGACATACGCGGATGACATAGCCAAGATGTCACAGCAGACAGGGCTGGCAACGGACACGCTACAGGCATACAGCTATGCTGCGGACATGGTTCACGTATCAACGGAAACGATGACCGGCTCGATGGCCAAAAACATCAAGTCGATGACGTCCGCAACGGACATGACAAAGGGAGTCGGGAAAGCATACGCGGATCTCGGAGTCAGCGTTCGGAACGCGGACGGCAGCCTGAAAGACAGCGAAACGGTTTATTGGAATACCATAGACGCCCTCGGTCAAGTTTCCGATGAAACGACGCGCAACAGCCTCGCCATGCAGATATTCGGGAAAAGCGCGCAGGATTTAAACCCGCTAATCCAGCAGGGCAGCGCCGGAGTGAAAGCATTCACGGACGAAGCAAAGGCAATGGGCGCTGTGATGAGCGGCGACGCGATAAACAACTATGTCGCGCTTGCCGACAATATGACAAGGCTGGACGGCGCGCAAAAAGGGCTGACCAATACAATCGGGCAGCTATTACTTCCAGCATTGACGAATTTGTCCGGCACGGGCGTCAACCTATTAGGCCAGTTTTCCAAAGCCATGCAGGACGCCGGGAATGACCCGGCAAAGATATCAGCCGCAATTGGGCAAACCCTCCAAGCCGTCTCGGATTCCATAGCGCAATACACGCCGATTATTTTACAGGCGATTCCCAAAATATTCGAGGGGTTGCAGAAAGTCATCACAGACAACCTGCCGATGCTGATCAACGTAGCAACGCAGGTCATCGGACTTATAGCGCAAGCTTTAACGGAAGCGATGCCCGCTTTGATGGAGGTCGGCGGGCAGATTTTAACGACGCTGATCGACGCGCTGGTGGCCGCGCTCCCACAGTTAGCGGAAATGGCAATGGGGCTGATTTCGGTTATCGGAAAAGCCATAACGGACAACCTGCCAACGCTAATCGACACGGCGATGAGTATCATACAATTTCTGGCCGATGGGATTATAAGCGCGCTCCCACAATTAACCGACGCGGCAATAAACATCATTTTAAAGCTGGTCGAGATGCTAATCGACAACCTGCCTAAAATAATGGATGCCGCTATAAAAATGATCGCCGCGCTCGCGGAAGGGTTGGCAAAGGCCCTGCCGGATTTAATACCGGCTGTCGTAGATACGGTTTTGACTATCGTCGAAACGCTAATAGACAACATAGACATGCTCGTGGACGCGGCGGTTCAACTGATGGTTGGCCTCGCGGAAGGGCTAATAAACGCGCTGCCGGTTTTAATCGAGAAAGCGCCGGTTATTATAATCAAACTCGTAGAGGCCATTATACGGAACCTGCCGAAACTAATAGAAGCGGCTAACCAGTTAATAGCGATGCTGGTAAAAGGGATAATACAGGCCCTCCCCGCGCTATTAAAAGCCTCCGCGCAGATAATAGTTACAATCGTAAACGGGCTTATTCAGTATCAAACCAAAGTACAGAACTGGTCAACCGATTTAATAAATAAGGTTACCAATTGGTTCAGGGCAAAGGACTGGAGCCAAATCGGGCGCGATATTTTAACCGGGCTGGTTAACGGTTTAAAGGCCGGAGTTTCGAATGTAATAAACGCGGTAAAGAGCGTCGCCGGGGATATAGAGGGAGCATTTAAGAATTTTTTCGGCATACACTCACCGTCACAGTTGATGCAGGATGAAATCGGCAAACAAATGATGCTCGGCTGGGCAGCCGGGATAGACAAGAACGGGAAAGCCGTCGAAAACGCCTCGGAAAAGGTCGCGCAGGCCAGTTATGAGGCCGCGAAAAAGTGGATCGACCAAAAAACGCTGGATGAGGAACTCGGACTTCAAGAGCAGCTAGACGCATGGAACTATGTCGCCTCGCAATACGACAAAAACTCGGCGCAGCGCATAGCGGCCCAAAAGGAAGTCGCCCGGATACAAAAAAGCATAGATGCACAGCTGGTTAAGGATTCGAAAGCGGCAGATAAAGAGGTTAACGATTCCAACAGGCAGCTATTCGACGCGATGTCCCAACGCATAGAGGATCGGAAAAAGCTGAACCAGTTAAGCCTGACAGACGAACTCGCCGCGTGGCGGATGGTTCAAGATCGGTTCATGGAGGGCACAGACCAAAGAGCAGCCGCCGAACAAAAAGCAATGGATACACGCGCCGCGATAACAGAGCAGATCACCAAACTAAATGATGATTACAACAAATCGCTGGACGATACCACGAACAAGATCCTCAATTCATACGGGCTTTTTGACACGGTAACATCGGACGCCGCAGAAAAGATAACCGGCTCCGAGGTTATGAAAGCTATGGAATCACAGGTTCGGGCCACGCAACAATGGGTGCAGGACATGTCTACACTGACGTCCAAAGGGCTGGACGATCAGCTATTAGCCATGTTATACGACACTGGGGTGAAAGCGGCAGACGAGGTTCATGCCATAGTAAGTATGACAGACGCCCAACTGGATCGGTATAACAAGCTGTTCATGATGAAACGACAACTGGCGAAAAAGGCGGCAGTTGAAAGCCTGACCGACGCGCGGACAGAGATGGAGAATCAAACGCAGCAGCTAAAAACCGCTCTGGATAAGGATGACGCGAAAATGAGCGTGGGCATAACAGCCGATTTTTCCGGAGTAGATGAGGCGAACAAGGCCGCGATTGACACGTTCAAGCAGTCGCAAGCCGAATGGGAAAAGCAAGGGGGCGCGCTGGTAACATCTATCAGCAACGGCGTCGATGGCGCCCAAGATACCCTCGTGAACCAGACAAAGACGCTGGGCGCCGCGACGATGGACGGGTTAGCGCAGGGGATTTATGATAACGCCAATACGGCGCTGGAGGCCGCACGGGAAATCGCCAACCAAGTCGGGGAAGTAATGGCCTCGGCGCTGGGGGTTGCGTCAGCCTCCAAGGTAACAAAGCGCATAGGCCGGTTTGTTGCGGAAGGACTCGCAACGGGCATGCTTGATAGTATACGGCTGGTAAATCAGGCCGCTCAAAAATTAGGGATTGCGGCAGCGCCGGATGAGCGGCAATCGCGATGGGGCGCGGCGGCAAACGCCTCCGGCAGCGGAAGCGCGCCGGTGACTATCAATAACAATTTCAACGGCGTGACGGCAGCAACGGTGCCTCATTTGGTAGACCGGGCCAACAGCGCCTTATTGCGGCAGATAACCGCAGGTTTGGCGGGGTGATGATATGTTGATATCAAGGGAGGTTACGCTGGTTTATACGAACGCGCGCGGGGAATCGCTGAACATGGCCCTGCTGGGCGCGTATTTTCCGCTGGATTATAAAGAGCAGCTACAAAACAACCTGTCGTCCGAAAAAGGGGTGAACCGGGACGGCGAAATATTCACGAATCAAGCCGCCGACATACGCCATATATCAATCAACGGATATTTCAACGCCGGAACCGGACGTCGCGAAATGGACGCGAAAATGAAACGTGTTTTCAGCATTTCTGCGCCGGGTACGCTCGAATATTATAATAGCACGGACGCGAAGCACTACACCATTACAGCGTTCCCTGAAGCGGTGCCGGACATAATATGGCAAAACAACCGCGTAGAATTTGATTTCAGCCTGACCTGCCTAGATCCGTATTGGTATGGGGATGAGAAAACCGTGAGCGGCAGCAGCAGCCCTCTGGCCGTAACCAACGCCGGGGATGTGGACGCGGGCGCGGTATTTGAGTTAACCGGCAGCGCAGTAAACCCATATGTAAAAATAGGCGACAGAGCGGTGGCCTTCATCGGCAGCATAAGCAGCCAAACGCTGCGGATTACAGCCATGCCTGAAAAGTCGTTCGTGGATATAGGCGGGGTAAACAATATGCGGTATTTGACAGACCCGGCAAGACGCGCCTTTCCGCTTTTGGCAGCCGGTTCAAACAGCGTGACCTTCGGCGCAGCCAGCGGATCGGTCAGCCTGGCGGTGAAATACAGGCCGCGCTTTTACGGCGCTTTTTAAGGGGGGATTACTATGCCGGGCGGGGTTTTAACAGGGGACGGCAGCCAAGGCAATCCATATATAGTTATGGACGGGTACGATTTGAACGCGCTGAGGACTAAGATTGTCACGGGGGGCAGCTACCCTTACGTCGAATTGGGCGCAGATATAGATATGTCCGTATACGCGAACTTCACGCCATTACCAGATTGTTATTGTAATTTTGACGGCAAAAATCATCGGATATATAACTTAAATACTGTATTATCATCATCATCAGCGGCTTATACCGCATTATTTTCCAGATTACACACAGAGGATACTAAAAATATTTATATCGAAGGTTCAGTCATAAGCCCAACAACGGCAGGTATGGCGGCCATTTTTGCCGG